CAGTTTATCCGGCAGGCCTCGCTGCGCTTGCTGGGCACACACCTCCGAAACGACCGCTGCCTCCCCCGCCGCGCCGAGCTTACCGCGCGTCAACCTGCGGACATGCGAGCCCCAGAGCCATCCATCCTATAGGGCAGGGAGTTCCCGCCTTTAGACCGACGCGCGGGTTCTCTGTATCGAACGGGAGACTCGGACCACAGCGCCGGTTTGGACTAGGGCGACGCTGACGTTCTTGCCTCTCGTATCCGCCTGCACCGGGGCCACTTGTTTAGGCGACCCGACCGTGTCTTCTCCGGGCGCTCGCGAGCCCTGGATACCACCATTCAGACCAACGGCTATGCAGTTCAGTCGGGGCTCGTGGATGCGACCCGCGCGAACATGCGCAAAGCCGTTGCCATCGTACCTCCCGATCAGCGACCCATTTCGTCTGCCGACGTTCGCCGCAACCGTCACGGCTGGATTCTGCACCCACGTGCCGCCAGTCAGGGCGGCTCGACTAACCCACTTGCGCGGGCCTGGATATGCTGCTACGGTATCCATACGGTTTCGTCACCGCCAAGTCTGAAGCGCCAGCGGCAGAAATGCAACTGGCGTTTCGCTTTTCTGGGCTACGGCAGCGCCGGTACGCAGACACCGCAAGTCTGCATTTTGGGAAGGCAAACCACATCCCCCCACAGCCTTCCGTCGGCAGAATAGGCCTCGGTTCTGCATACGGACGTGATGTCTGTGTACTGGTTGGTGATCGATCCGATGCTAGCTCCATCGTTCTGGTAGCACGCAACCATGCACGTAAGTTGCCGCGCGACTCCAGCGTCAGACGGAAGTACGGGATAGATGGCGGCTACCTGACCGCTGATTCCCGGGGTTCCAGCCGGGATTGAATATGAAGCACATGATCCAGCATTCGAGACGGTGAACGGAATGCCGTTAACTTTGCATTGCGGGATTGACTCGTAAGGAATGGGCGCCATGGGCAACGAATCCGGACCGCTCCCCGTGTCTGGTCCCCTTGACGCTTCCGGGCCGCTGGCAAGCAAGTCGATGGCACGCTGGTCGCGGGTGACGTCCGGCATAGCATCCAGCGCGACCGCCAAGGCCTCCGGCTGCGCTTCCGGGGAGAACAGGTCAGGCGCATGGACGTCTGGAGCCAGTTGCACATCGAGGGCCGCAGGAGCGAGCACGTCCGCGGGGCTAGCATCCGGAGCCGGCGGCGCATCTTCGGTCAGCGCAATCGCGGGAGCGTTAACCGAACAGCCAACCAGAAGCAGAGCGAGAAAAGCCAGGTTTCGCATTGTGTCCTCACCTGCAATTGTCCTCCCGAACGGTCACGCGTGCAAGTCCGCCAGCACTGAACCGGCGTCCAGCGTTAGCCCTGGGCGAACGTGCACACCACGGATTCGATCTCCGCGTCGAGGCCTTCGACCGATGACGCCCCGGTCAGCTTGACCACCTGGGTGGCGTTTGGGTTCGTGAAACTTGCCGACGCCGAAACCGTTGCGAGTGACGACGACGTGACTGACAGCGTCGCCAGAACCGTACCGTCAACGCCGGTGTCGGACCCGCCAAGCCTCAGATTCCACGTGCCAGTAGCTCCCCCCGCTGTCATCCCGCGGGCCGTGAAAACCATGGTCACCATGCCACTGGGCAGGGCTCCGAAATTGCAAAGCGACGGCTTCAGTACGGTCTCGGACGTTGAGTCTGTAGCGAACAGACCGTCGAAATCGACCGTCGCGCCGCTGCCACCACCAGAGGCGCCGGGCGCCCCTGGGTCGCCGGGCTGACCGTCAGGTCCCGTCTGGCTCACCACCGTCACGGACACCCCCACGGTGTCGGCCTGGGTCGGCGGTACTCCCGCTGGCATGCCCTGCTTGAGTCTGTCGACGCTCATATCGCCAACATTGGCCACCAGGGGAAACGTAACACCGGTGACGGTCGTGATTTGCATGGGGATGACGAGGGGCATGTCAATCCTTATCCGCAACCGCGATCACGCGGGCTTGCACCGCTTGGATGCGCTCGTCTTGGCTCAGCTGGGCCACCACCCGGGCGTTGACGCTTGGCAGGTCTACGTTCTCGCCCGAGACCATGTCGACGATGTTCTCGCCGTAGTTTGAATCCTCGCCGATGCTGGCCATGGCGCCGGCGTCGCAGTTCAGGCGGCGCAGCTGGGCGTTGCCCAGGTTCTCGATGCCGTGGCAGAGGCGAAACGTCGGATCTAAGTCCGTCGTCACTGCCAGGTCAACGCCGAGTGGATCGCTCATGCGCCTATCCTACACGAACTCGTGTCGACAGCGCAGTCGGAAGCGACGCCACCAGCGTGGCGCAGGCGGAGCCAGCGTCTACTTGCCCGAGCTTCGTCAACGCTGCTCCCAGGGTGGTCATGCACGTCGCCAGGTTTTCAAAGTGCGTGGTGCCAAGAATGACAAAGTCGGTCAGGTCTTCCGCCCCGAGTTCCAACGAGGTCGCAGGGATGACGACCCGCACCGCGCTGGCGTCGGTCGACCACAGGGCCGCGAATGGCTGGTGGGGCTTGCCATCATCCCACCCGATCTGCACCGAGCACCCTGGCCGCACCTGCACCTTGATGCCGGGCACGCCGTGGCGAAGCTCAATTCCGGCCATGTCGGGCAGGCTCGAATCGTACGGCCGCACATCCACTTGCGCGAGGTCGCTCGACTGGGCCATGACCTTGGCTCGGTAGATGCGCCGGTAGGGCAGCATCGGGTCGAGCCGCTGGAGGTCACGGAAGGCCTGCTTGAGACGGTCCTGGCTCATAGGTGAGCCTCGGCCCAGTAGACGGTCGATCGGTTGTTGCCGCCCACCTGGTGCACCACGGAGTCGATACGCCGGTTCCCGATGGTCGTCCCGGGCCAGATGCCGAGCGCATCGGTGCCGAGCAACTGCGAGGAATTGGCCGCATCGATGTCCAAGATGCGAACATCGGCCGGGCACGCCGGCCAAGTCTCCGCCCCAATCCAGACGGTGCCGTCGTAGAGCACCCGCCATGAGACGTCTTGGCCCAGGAGTTCGGCCGCGGTGTCGGCTAGGGCCTGAAGCAGTTCGCCGGTTGGAATGGCCAGCGACGTCCACGCCGGGAGCGGCTGGTTGAGTACCGCCGCATCCGAGGCCTTGAGCGATGGCACCTCGCCTGCGCCCTGCACCAGGTCCACGAACGTGTGGCGCACCGTGGCGCCTTTGTAGTGGTTCCTCTGCGCCGACTTGCCCAGCCCACCGTTACCGCCGACCAGCCGCAGGTCAAGCATCCCGGCCACCATCTCAGCTTTCTGGATGTGGCAGGGCATGTCGACGCCGTCTAGGGTGGCCACCGCCGATCCAGTCGCGGGCCCATCGGCGTTGACGGTCAGGTTCGCGATCCAATTTCCCACCCGCGGGAGCGTAAGTGTTCCACGTGCAACGTCGCGAGTGTCTTTGCCGATGGTCAAAGTGAGCATGTGCTAGTCCGGGCGCCGCAAGAACGCTGGCACGCTTGGCAGTTTGGCACCCGCCTGGGCTTGGCTTGGTGGGAGTGGAGCGGTGGACGTCTCGGGATAGATTTGAACATTTTGGCCGGGCAGCTTGGCGTTTGCGGCTGCCAACGCGGCAGAGTCGGACTTGTAGATTTCCCGTGCTTGGGCAGTAAGGTCTACGCCACCCGATCCGTTGACCTTCTTCACGGCCGAGTTCTGCTTCTGAGGGACGGGGATGTACTGGCGAGCCAACATCTTGATTTGCCTTACGCCGCTCTCGCCGCTTTCCTCGGGCGGCCCCATCTGATAGACGACCATCTTGCCGATCCCCAAAGACACGAGACCGGGGTAGTCAATCGTGAGCGAGAGTTGTTCTCCGGCGATCTGCCCTGTCTGCTTCTTCGTGTCGTTAACGGCCCACTTGTTGGGGGCTCGCCAGAAGGTGGGGATCATTTCTTGGAAATGCGCCCACTGTTCCGGGGTCCAAAGTTTTCCGGTCATCGTGATACCCGCCGGCACATACCCCTTCTCAATCAACGCCGCTCCGTCGTAGCCATTGGGCTTCTGCACATCGAGCTGTAGCGACGGGGTAGCGGTCGCCGTCCAGATGCCTGGCAGTGGGGTTCCGTTGATCTTCACCACGTCCCACTTGTCGGACGAGATCAGGTCTCCCGCAATTCCGACTATGTTCTCATTGTCATCGTAGGTCTCGTAGCCCCAGAACGGCTGCTTGAAAGACATTCCGACGACGGTGGATCCGTATGTCGTTTCGTACGGAGTCTCGTCCACGGGACCACCCGCGCCAGCGCCCGCCAGCTTCGTCGGCTTGCCACCCTTGAGACCTGTGCCTGCCATCACGTTATCCGCCGCTCGGATTGTCCTGTGCGATGGTAGGACCGATGAACTTGTCTTGCTCGTCGGGCGTGCGGACAGCCGGGACGCCAGACCACTCTATCCCGCCGAAGATGTCCATTTGCAGTGTGCACGTGATTGCGTCAACGCCTTCGGAGCCGTTCGTTTCCAGCGAATGGAAGCGCACATCCCGCAATACGTCGGCGTATGTGCCTGCCCCGGTGTCAGCGTATATCACGGTGAAGTCGCAGCTTTTCATGGAGTAGCCGCCGCGCTTCTTGTTGCCAATGAAGTCCAAGAAGCTCAGCAGGTACAGTCTCTGGTCGTGGAAGATTTCGAGGTCTCCCTCGGAGGCCACTGCCCCAATCGTGCGGCCAATCACGCGCCCGCTCGACGGGGAAATGACGTGACCGATGCTTTGCTTGTCCTTGTACGAAATGCGCTTGATGCCGGTGAAGCTAAATCCACCGGACAACTTGAACTCCATCGACACGAAGGAAACCTTCATGCCGTTGACTTGTGGGTAGTAAAGCGCCATCACGCCACCGCCGCTTCCACGGCCGCTTGTTCAAGCGCAGCCAGCAACACGCTGGGGAGTCGCGTGTTCAGCTCGTCGACGATTTCACTTGCCGATGACTGCGACCCTCCGCCCACGTTGACCTCGAAGTTGAGGGTCACGCCGCCCGCATTGAATCCGCCAGCGCCACCGCGGAGTCCGCTGGTATCTGGCGTGGGCATGACCGACGCGGAGGCCTGGGAAACACGGTCGGAACCGGATTCCATGCCCTGGGCGAGGCCCTCGGCGATCATCTCGCCGTGTCGGGCGAACACCTTGGACGGGGACTCGATCTCGAGCTTGGTGGCAAAACCCTTGGAGGCCCCATCACCAAATGTGCCACCGATCTTTTCGCCGCCGGCGGAGAGCACCTGTCCTGCACCATCGACGATGTTCTTCGCTTCCTGCTTCCAGGGAGCGTTCAGCGCATTCACGGGGCCTTCATTCAGTTCCTTCTGCCCCGCGCGCATGCCGACCTTCGCGATCAACTCCTGCATGTCGCGGGCTTGGTCCGCGCTCGTCACATGGGGCGTGTCTCCCCCGGATCCGCCGAAGATGGCGCCAACGTCCAGGACGAAGCCGGCCATGCTGCCCAGCAGCTTCACTACCTTCTCAAGCGGCTCTATCCACTCCCTGGCGCGCTCGACAACGGACGCGAATCCATCGGCCACGCTCTTCCAGTCGATCTCTTTGATCTCCTTGCCGACGAAGTTGACCAGGTCGCCCAAGGCCGCCCGCACGGCCTTGCCGGATGCGGAACTTGGCCCGAACGCTTCGAGGATTTCCCCGAGCGCATCGTTGAGCATCGCGAAGCCAGGCGTGTCTTTCACGGACTTGAATATCTCGTCTGGGATCTCCTTGAGCTTTTCGAGCCTGGCCCCCATGTTGTCGGCCATGTCCTGGCCGAGCCCGCCGAGCTGCTTGCCGGTCTTCCGCTCCATGACAGTGAAGATCGACTGCATGGCCTTGACACCATCGAGGGTCCCCTCGGTGAGCTGTTTCTTGATCGTCTCCTTGGAGAGTCCGAGATCCTTTGAAAGCTGGTCCGCGACGGCGTGCGGGTCTAGCCGAAGACCTCGGAGCGTGCGAGCGTCCACCTTGCCCATGAGGGCAATGCGGGAGAACGATGCTACCGCCTCCTGCAAGCCTTCCATCTTGTCGGGCGCCTGGGCTGCAACGTCAACCGCCGCCCCCATGGCGTTGCGGAAGTCTGCCCCACGCAGACCTGCGCGCAGCAATTCGTTCCCGGCCCCCTTGACCGCTGCGCCGGTGAACTCGGACAACTCGGCGAACTTCTCTAGGTAGTCGAGCGTCTCTTTGCCTTCGGACTTGCCGAGCATGTTTTCGAAGACCTTGCTGGTCCGCTCTGCACCGACCGCCACCTTGATCATGTCAGCGCCGGTCTCGACGACTTTCTTGATGGACTCCCACGCCAACTCGGCACCCTTTTCGAGCGCCTTCATGGCCAACTCGCCCTTCATGATCTCCTTCCACATGTGCTGGGAAGGATGATCCATCTTCTTGAGCGCACGATCGGCATCGTCAGCGGCTTTCTCGGTAGCCGTCAGCTCTTTGATCATGGCCTTCGCGCCGTCGAGCTTGGCGTCGAGCTCCATCATCCATTGAATGCCGTTGCCGTGTGCCATGGCTTATCGCTTCTTGTGGACAGCGCAGTAGCCATCCAGCAATCCCCGTATGTCGCCGAGCGCTTGCGCCAGGATCATGGCACCAGAGAAACCGGCCCCGCCGCTATCGAGGTCTTCACCTTTCCTGAAAGCGACCAGGGCTTCGGCCATTTCAACCAGATCCTTCCGGGTGGCCTGCCACCCAGCTACAGCTTGTGAACTTTTTTTGCGCGGTTCGCGCCGGCGTGTTCGAGCAGCTCGCCGATGTAGGTCTCGACCAATCCAGGGTGCGCGTCGACCGCCGCTTCGAACACCGCTGGCTCCGGGTACACGCAGCACGAGAAGACGAGCGGCTTAGCCGCGGTGGCGACCTGCTCGGGCGTTCCCTTGCTGCCGATGCGGTAGCGTGTCCACTCGGCCGATGCGGGCACGCGGAAAGCCGCCACTTCCGCACCTGACACGTCGGTCTCGACGATCATGATCTCGCCCTTGCCGGCCGTTGCCGCCCTGATCTTGTCCTCAGTGTTCTTGTTCATCGTTCTTTGTCCTCAATCGATTGATGGTTGTGGTGTTACCCGGTGATGACCGGGAACATCGAAAGCGCGGTCTTGGGAGTGGTGCGGCCGTGCCAGAGAATCTGGCCAATCATGTGCATCTGGAGCTTGACCGTCACGGCTTCGACTCCTTCCGAGCTGGAGGTTTCCATCGAATGAAAGCGCACCGCAGGCAGAACGTCGGACGTGGTCAGGGTGGCGCCGAGCTCGGCATACCCAACCGTGAAGGTGTAGCGCTTCTCGCTGTAGCCGCCTTGGCCAGTTTCCGCCAGAAAGTCCAGCAGTGCGTCGGACTGGTCGCGGTACATCTCTATGCTGCCCGTGCATTCGACCCGGCCGCGGGTGGTTCCCTGCAAAGTCGAATGATTGCCCCACACCTTGCCGAATTCGTGCCCGTCCTTGTAGTCGATAGCCTTGATGCCCGTGAACGAAAATCCGTTCTCGAGCTTGAACTCCATCGAACAAAACGACACCTTGGCGCCGTTCACTTGGGGGTACTGAAGAACTGGTGACGACATGGTGGCTCCTTACCCCTGCTGAAGGGCGGGGTTGACGAATCCGATGGTGGCGGCGATGTAGTTCACGTAGTCCTTGGGCAGGATGAAGACCGTCGCGGTCATGGTCTCGGTTGACGACAGGTTATCCTGGCGACCGACCTGAGCATTGATGTCGCTGCACTCGTCGGTCTGGGTGCCGCGCTCACCCATGAGCTGCGCCTTGAGTTGGCCGGTCACGCTGTTGTCGATCGATTGAGCGTCGCGCTCATCGATAAAGCCGGTCTTCTTGTCGGCGCGGAAGTCTCCGCCGATCTCATCCGTGTAGGCCGCAACCGCAATAGTGGCCGCCCTGTTGACGACTCGAACATTTGGGATCCGCGAGTAGTCGCTCCCGAGCGATGCCATGGTCGGATGCTTCTCGAACCAGAAGCCGTTCTTGCCCTCGCGGGTCCGCATGCAGACGAAGCGAGCGTCGGCCATGCCGGGATTCGCGGCCTCGTCGCGGTAGATGTTCCGCACGTTGGGCAGGTTCCCAAGGGCAACCTTGCCGGGCGACTCGGACAGCTTCGAGGAGGCCAGCCGCGGCGACAGCACCCACGCGATGCTGCGCTGGAGGGTGAGACCGGTAAGAGGCGAGACCAGGTCGCACCAATCGAGGCCGACGAACAGCCGCCCCTTCACGCTGGCGAAGTTGAGAAATTGCGCCGCGACCACGGCATCGGTGTTCACGGTATCGGTCACGCCCGGGCACTCGATGATGCCGAAGCGGTACTTCTGCGCGGTCGCAAGAGAGACAAGGCTGGAATCAACCGCCGTGGCCAGGGTTGCGGCGTTCGCGGCACTCGTTGGGGTACCGACCACGTGGATGCCTTCGTACTGCAAGCTCGACGCCTGCAACGCGGTGATGGCCAGGCCGATCTGAGTGTTGTTGGTGGCCGGGGGCGTGCACAGCGCTTCGAAGGTGTCGCCGAGTACGTAAGCCGCATCGGTGAAGGCCAGCACGATGCCGGTGCCGGGGATCACGTAGGTGGCGGCGCCCGAGATGGGCGAGCTGGTGACCGCGCCACCGTCGAGCGAGTAAGTGAACTGCATGGCTGCGCGTCCGCTCGCCGCGGTCGTGATGGTCAGCAGCACATCGTAAGCGTCGACCGGGGACGAAGTTGGGGTCAAGTCTGACGACGGGTTGGTGCCCGCCACCGACTTGGTGCCGTCGGTATTGAGCGTGTAGACGTCGTTCAGCGTATAGGTGGTGGCCGCGAAGGCGATCACGCAGAAGGTTCCCGGCACGCGGTAGGACCACGCGGAGGCTGTCGACGTGACCGGGGCACCATAGGCGCCGCCGTTGACCGCGAACTGGAACTTAGCCGTGCCGAGTGCGCCGCCAGCCGAGCACTTGACCAGGACGGTCTGGTGAGGAGCGACGGTCGCAGTGGGGACGCCCGTGCTGGTGCCGGTATGGGTGAAGGCGCCCGCGCTTCCAGCCAGAGATTTGATTGCTCCGGCCGTGGTGATTCCGCACGGGACAGCAACGCACGCGACGCCGGCAACCGAGGTCAGCTGCGCGGCTGCATCGCAGAGGGGGCCGCCCAGTAGAGTGTTGCCCACAACGGTCGTGTTGCCGAGCGAGATTGGGGAAAGCTCGGTCCCGCCGAGTGAAACGCCGATCTTGGCCTGTGCGCCTCCGGGCCCAGGAACCGCGACCCCAAGGTTGCCGTCTGCGAAAGTGACTGAAGCGCCAGAGAGTGACATGGGATCTCCTATCGCAAAGTGATTTCACTGACGGTCGCAACCGCAGAGTCAAATGCCTCTTGGGTGACCAAAGTGTGCTCGGTCCAAGTCATGCGGAGGCAGATGGCCCGGTAGAGCCAGTGCTTGGGATTGACGCCAACTCGCTTGCCGCCGATGCCCACCATCTCGGGCAGCATCCCAGCTTCCTTGGCCAGCACATCGACGCGCGCCAAGACTTCGATGGTCGGCTCGGTTCCTTGAGTGATTTCAGCTTCCGACATGTTCGATCTCCACATCCGGATTGATGGCCGTGACGGTGACGGTGGGGTTGTCCTCGCGTACCAGTGGAAGCCGGAGTGCAATCGTCAGCACGTAGGCAAGGCCCTTGCCGCTCCTGGGCGCCTTTGACCATCCTCCGCTCACAACGCGATAGCCGAATTGAGTCAGACGGCGGTGGAAGGCGTTGATGAGATTCGAGAGCAGAGCTTCGCTCAAGTCCGTATCGGTGAGGTAAGTGCTCGGGACATCCGGAACCGTCGCGGGCGGGGTTTGGGCCGCCGCTACCGCGATGAGGTCCGCGCGCTCGGCGTCGTACTGGGACTGATCGATGAGCCCGCCGAAAATTCCGAACGTGAACGGGATCTCGCGGATGAACAAGTCGCACGGGCTGCCAGGTCCGCCGCGGTGGACTCCGGCTGTGAAAGTCTCATTGCCGGGTGCCCACTGGATCGCCGGAGGATCCGGGTTGACGTCACCATCCTGCGGGCCGTAGATTTTCACCGCCTGGTCCGTCGTGCCGGCCACTGCGGAGGCGAATTCCGCCAGCACGTCATTCTGCACGATGCTGATGGCCGACGGTGCGCGCGGAGAGACGCTCATCGGATCTCCATCTTCTGCGCCAGCAAGAGGTTCGACTCTTTCTGAAAAACGCGCTGCCAGCGATCGGGAAGGTCGCCGTTTGGCAACATCATACGCTGGGGGATGACCGTGGTGTGGGACGTGCGAGCGGCGCGGCCGGCCATGCTGCGCGTGACCTGCTCCCTAAAGCTGGGATGGGTGGTGAACGTCGCGCCGTTCTGGTGCACGGCCGCGTACCAGGTCGGGATCGTCAGTCGCGCCGTGAACCCACGTGGCGCCGCTCCGACAGAATTCTTCATGCGCCCGGTGTCTTGGAGGATCTTCTGGCCCTTGGCCTTGCGCCCGGCAGCGACCGCACGCAGGCGCGCGCGTCGGTTGCGCGTTCGCTCCCGCTTGAGCGGCGCCCACGGCTTCCCGTAGGGGTCGGTCTCGGTCTTGAACTCGTCCGCCACCAGCTTCATGCCCGCGGCAGAGATGCGCATCGCCAGCTCGCCCAGCCAGCCCTTCGAGATGATGACGCCCATGACCCTCTCGACTTGCGACAGCTGCGCGTGGTTGACCGAGCAGCCCATCAGCGTCGGCCTCCCGTGAAGGCGCCGCCACAGTGGACGCCGTCGCCTTGATAGCCGCGCTGGCGGTTCGACGAAAGCTGGTAGCCGCCCGCAACGAAGCCGGGGCCTTGCTGGCTCGAATCGGTGACCGTCAGGGCGAGGCTGCCATCGGAAACGCGTTTCAGCCACCGCTCGGCCATATCGTGCGCGTCGAGTAGCTGCACATCGCCGGGATTGTCGGGGTTGAAACCACGGGCTGCGATGAGGGTGTAGATGGCAAGACGCGCGCACATGAGCCGCACATCTTGCCCCCACGCCACCAGCGGGAGCTTGTACTGGGAACCGAGGTACCCGTCCATCTCGTCGCTGACGGCAGATATGACCGCGTTCATCTGATCTTCCGTGATCGAACGAAGCGCATCGGGGGAAATCCCGAGGTTCGTCAGGTCAGATGGTGAGCAGTACGCGGCCATTCACCGTTATCCAGTCGCTCGGCGCCCGCTGACTTTGCGGACCAATTCTTGGGCGGGCTTGGTTGCCTGCTCGAGGAGGGCGTTGGTTTCTGCGAGGTTATTCTTCAGGCGCTCGTTCTCGCCCTTGAGCTTGACGATCTCCGCCGCCTGGTCGGCGTTCTTCTTGAGAAGATCTGGGACATTGATTCCGGCATCCTTGGCCTCGCCGGTTCCCTCGTCGAGGTGCCGCACGACGATGTTCCCATCGTCAGCCTGCAACAGCGCCAGCTGGGCCTCGGTGATCATGTCGAGGATGATGCGGGTCAGCTTTTGTCCGGTCGGCTTGCCGTCCACGATCTCTTCGCTCTCCTCGACCGGGTCTTTGTCGCCGTCGACGACGCTGACCTGCTTCCAGTTCTTTGACCAGCCTCGGCCGGCGCAGAAGTAGAACGCATGACCGGATGAACTCCGGTCTGGTCCGCGCACAAGGTAGTGCGCCTTCACTTTGTAATCTCTTCTCTGCATGATGGGTCCTTTCGTTGGTCCTTAAGGCGAAGTCGCCGGGCCACATTGAGGACCCGAGTAGCCCAGCGACCTCGCAACGAACTGTTGACTAGGCTGCCGCGACCCGAACCGCGAGGAACGGGAGCGAGTAGCCGCCGGCGCCGCGGGCTTCGACGCCGAAGACGAATTCCTGGTTGTAGAACGGCTGCGACAGGCTGGGGTCGGTCTGCGGAATGAAGACCGGGGCCTGGCGAAGCTGCCAGATGAACGGGTTGATCCCAGCCTTCGAGCACATCACGATCCCGTAGGGGTTCGTCTGCTCGATGTAGGGATTGACGATGATGGTGAAGTCTCCAACGTAGACGTTGGACTTCGCTCCAACGGCCACGATCGCGGATGAGGCGGGGCCGGTGGCCGCAAACGTCTGCGGAACGATCTCGGCCTTCGCGGCTTCGACGGCCCACCGACGAAGCGACGGGGGCACCATGAGGGTGTCGGCGATCAGGTTGAGGGGCGCCCCGCCGGCACCCGTGAACCCAGCCATGGCCTGACTGGCGCGCTGCCACACGCCCGTCGGGTCGGCAGATAGGTCGTAACTGGCTCCCGTCAGCAGGTTGCTGTAGGTGCCGCCGCCGGCGTTGTCCATGTTGATCGGGTGCGTGGCGTAGAAGAACGGGTGACCGTCGAAACAGTTCGCCGTGGTGCCCGCCTTGACGACGGCCGCCATCTGCACGTCGGGCCAGCGCACCGCCGCAGATCCCTGAGCCTGCACCCAGGCGCCGTAGGCACCGTGGATGTCGTCGGACAGGTCGAACTTGTTGAACGCGAGCGTGTGCTCGAAGTTCTTGTTGGGCAGCGTGTAGTCACGCAGGGCCGCGTTGTTCACCGTTCTGGACCCGATCCACTCGCGCAGATCAGGCAACTGATCCACCCAGTGGTACAGGGCGTTCTTGGTGTTGGACGGCATCAGCGTCGCATAGTCTTGCCAGAACGACGGAGCCGGCTTGTTGAGGGCGTTTTGGAATTGAGCATTGAACCCGTAGAAGAGGGCGGATGCTTGGTCTCGCGTGAGGAACATGTTCTTTTCTTCCCTTCTTTGTTCGGGTGCGGGTTAGGACTGACGACCGTCGGGATCGATTTCGACCCAGACGCCTTCGCTGGTCAGATCCGCCACGATGCCGGCCACGGAGGCGCTCGAGCTGTTCATGGTGATCGTGTTGTCGTCGAGGAGGTAGCAGACCTTGGTCTTGTCCGTGGCTGCCACCGCGATTCCGGTGTCGTTGGCGAAGGGCCCGAAGATGCCACCGCTCTTGACCGGGCAGGTGAAGCCGTCCGCGTTGGAGCCCGGCAGCGTGCCGGTGCTGGAATTGTCGACCGTCTTTTGGGCAACGCCCATCGCGACGCAGCCGGTTCCCGAGAATGCCGGGCGGCCGTATCCGGTGGACTGTTGGATGACGACGATCGCGCCCGCGTACACCTTGTACCCGGACTTGAGGGGAACGTCGCGAAGGCAGGGCTGTTTGCCAACCCGGCTTCGAATGTCTGCGTTTGCTGATAGTGCGGCCATGATGATCCTTTCCTTCCGTTGCTGGTCGGCGTTACTTGTCGTCCCGCGCGGCCAGGACCGCGGGCAGGCTCTTTTGCCAAGTGGACTTTCCCTTGGCGGCGTCTTCGATCGAGAGACTGGGGAACAGCTTCGCGAGCGCCGCCTGCTCACCGGCGCTCAGGGTGGCGAGGGCCATCGCGGCCTCCTGGCTGGGCGGGGTGGTGACGGTCGTATTCACGACCGGGGCCGTGGTGGCTCCGAGGCGCGCGCTCAGGAACTCCATGACGTACTCGACGCCCTTGGTCTCGGTGAGCTTGACGTAGTGATCGCGTTCCGCCGGCGGCAGTTTGCCATCCGAGACGGCCTTGTCCGTGAGGGTCTTGAAGTTCGCGGCAAGCGTGACCTTGGCCAGCTTGTCCTGCTCGGCCTTGAGCGTGACGAGTTCGCCCGCTCCGGTCTTCCACGCCGTGGCCTTGCCCAGCATGGCGCCGCTCTTCTTCTCGCCCGTGAGGGTGACGAAGTCCTTGCGGAACGCGCGCAGGTCGGCGATCCGCTTCGCGCAGAGGCTGGCCTTCGCGGTGGTGGTGGCCGTGGCGGCCGTTGCTTCCTGGTGCTCGGGCTCGTCCGCTTCCTCGGCGGCCCAGTCCTCGAAGGACTTCAGCATCGCACCGTGGGCGGCGCTCAGCTCTTGGTGCTGCCCGACCAGGGTCTGGTGGGCGGTACCGAGTTCTTGATGCTTCCCAATCAGCGCCTTGTGGGCGGTGTCGAGCGTCGAGAGCTGATCCTTGAGCGTGTTGAGATGAGCGTCGGTGGCGGCGCACTTGGCGCAGGTAGCTGCTTCGGTTCCCATGGGGGTCTCCTCTTCGGTGGTGCCGGCGGTTGCGGCCACCAGCGGTTCAAGGTCATCGATCGCGGGGTCGTTCGTCAGAGCGATCCGCAGTATGGCTAGGACTTCCTTCGTCTCTGGGTCGTGTAGGAACGTCGGGCTGAAGAAGCGGTATTCGCCCGCCTCCAGCATTTTGCGAGCCGCCTTGGTCCACTTGACGTTCTCGACCCAAAGCTCGGGGCCGCCGGCGGCGTTCATCCGGATGACCGGGGTCATCTCGGTGATGGACGCGCGGGCAATCATGGGCGGGCGCCCGACCGCTGGTTCGTCGGTCTGGTGCTCGTAGTCGCCCATCAGGGGCAGCTGGCGCTTCTCGTACCAGGCCATCACGGACGCAGCTGACCGCGGCGTGAAGACAAACGTGCCCTTGGTGGTGGTGAACGAGCCGGCCGGGAAGACGCGGAACTCCGCGGGGGCCTCTCGCTTGCCATCGTTGCCAAGAGCAAAGTCGAAATAGGCGGTCGCACGAACGGCGCTGAGTTCACCCAGCTTGAGTTGCGCTCTCTGCGGACCCCATTGGCTCACATGCCAATGGTGCAGTTCGGCAGCGGTATTGCTTGCCAGAGGCTAAGCGAGTGCCTGACGACGTTGTAAGCTGGTCGTCAATGATTGATTATCAGCCGCTACCAGAGGCGCAGCAGAAACGGATCGCAGCCGTCATCGCCGACAAAAAGCGCGGAACTTCAGGTGGCGTGTCGCACGCATCACGAATATTCAAATGCGCACGGCAGACCATCAAGGCAGCGGCGGCCGGGCAGCCGGTGCACCCGTACATCGCAGGGAAACTGGCTGAGGCAATAGCAGCGAGGGACAAGGAAGGAAAGGTCCCGTGACGACTCTGTCAGCTAAAGCAGACAGCTTCTCGGACCAGAGATGGGCACGTGGGCTAGCTAGTCGCCTGACTCAATCGCCCGCTCTACCATCGCCCGCAGCTCACTCGGCATGTTGGACAGGTCGAAGTCCCAGTCGTCACCGTGCTTGCTGGGGGCGTCGCCGAAGCCTTCGTCGGGCTCGACGTCGGGCATCTCGTCGTCGATGCCTTCTTCTTCGGCTTCCTCCTGCGAGAGCGGAGTGAGCTGATGGCGGCACCCCCCGAAGTGAAATGGAGGGGTGTCTTCGGCCCAGTCCTCTTGCGGTCGCACCACGCTGTCGTATGGCAGGCACGTGTCGCACTCGCGATCATCCTCGACACCATCGCAGCGTAGATACGGCCGCGCCTCTTTGACCGTGGGACTGCTGTAGATGGCATACCGCCCCTCGGAATACGCTTGTCCGAGATTTTCGCGAAAAATTCCCTCTAGGCGATTGGGATTGGCCCCACCCCACTCCTCGATCAGGTCCAGCGCCACGTCATCCTTGAACTGCGCAAAGTCCGTCCCCTGTTCGACCGCCTTGTCGATGGCGTCGCACACGTCCTGCAACACGCGCCCATTCGTGACATTCGCCACCGTGAAGGCGTTCTCGCGCTCGAAGGCGTCCAGCTTGAGCCACTCGTCCTTGGTGATTGGAACGCGCTTGCGGAAGGCGTCGACCGCGCCATCGAAGCGGTCCTGCGAGTCGATGACGTGCGGCTTGGGCCAGCCCTGCTCCGCCACGGTCAACTCCTCGGCGTCACACTGTCGCGGCCGGCGAGGTGCCAGTATTCACTGAGGCGCTTTACCAGCCCAGCCAGGGGGGCGGCGGGCATCTTCGGATAGCGGCGAATGACCCGCTTCTTGAGTTCGCGCAGCTTCTGCTCGTCCGGGATGTTCAGTCTGCCCACGGTCTCGAGATCTTCGCGGATCATCTCAAGGCTTGGACCGAGTGCCTGCGCGGCCAGGCCTGCCGCCCGTTGGGCCATGATGTCCTGGTACTTGGCCACGCGCTTGCGGCCGGCGCTGCCTGGCTTGAAGGTGGCGGCACGGGTTAGGTAGGCGCGCGCGGCGGTGCCGGGGGGCAGGTACTCACCAGCTGCCGAGAGGGTCGCGAGCGCGGCGGATGCGGTCTCGGTCGCCTGCTGGCCGTCGTCCTCGGTTGCGTTTTCTCCAGGCGTTGCGCCCGCGGCGTGAGCACCTGACGGGACAGGAGGAAGCGCTTTGACCGTTGGGGCCGGCGGTGCCGGCGGAAGCGCAGGGGGCGCCGGCGGCTGCGCGCGCGGGTCGTCGACGTCCAGCATTGGGATCCCCTGCGCTTCGAGCATCGTCTCGACGTCCACCCGGGAGCTCGCCAGCTTGAGTTGCTGGAGGCCCTGGCCGAGCTTCAGGAATGCGCCGGCGATTGTGTCCTCGTCCTCGGCTGGTTCGATCTGCGGTTCCGGGTAGGGGGCCACTTCGTCGCCTTGGCCGAAGTTCTCCTCTGCCCATGGGATCAGCACTTGGGCGCGCAGGTGGCGGTACATCTCCGCGTCCTGCCGCTTCTTGTCCATCCGAATGTTCTCGTGAACACTCCCTGCGAGAGTTCCGGATCCGCTGGTGCTTTGGGTGGTGAGGTTCTGGCCGAGCAAATCGATCGCAATGTCGGCGTCGAGCGATTCCTTGCGCGCCTTGAAGGTCTGCCAGGTCTGGGCCGAGGCTTCGTGAAGCTCAATCCCGTAGCCGGGCATGCCCTCCGGGGCCTGCGGGGTGACAATCGTCGCCTCGTTGCCGATGTTGGCGAGGTCGGCCATGAACTTCGCCTTTTCACCGTCATCGGTTCCGCTCGGCACCTTGCCCTCGATGATGGCCATGCCGTGCTTCTCGCAGTAGCGAGCCCAGTCGCGCTCGGTCCACTGCCGGTCGATGAACTTCATGCCCAACGAGCGGATTGCCCCGTCCATCCACGAATACGGCCGCCCCCACACGAACCATTTGCCGCGAGGTTGGATCTCCACATCGACGCGCGGAAGGTCGACCAGGTAGGCATTCGCGCCGCGCATCTTCTGTTGCAGCTCTGGCGCGATGATTGGGTCAGGGCCCTGGGTGGCGAGCTGGAACTTTCGGTTGCCCCAGTTCCACCATAGGTGGCGCGGGTGGTAGACCACCAACCGAGGGATCCAAGCGTCAGCCGATGTCTTCCAGACGATCTCGGCTACCGCTATCCCGAGCATGATCTTCCACTTCAACAGCGCATAGGCGGTGTCATAGTCGAGCATTTGCATCCACACCTGGTCATCGTCCAGCAGGTGGGCCAGCTTCTGCGACTTGCGGCGATCGTCGGCCGGCGCGAATACCAAGGGGGCCGAGAGAAGGCCGCCGATTCTGGTATCAAGCACGCCGCGGATGCGATCGTCGGTAAGCATCTCGTCGACCAGCAACGCGCTCTGCTGGAACATCCCGCGCTCATGTCCAACCATGATGTCGCGCAGCTTCGCGACGCTGTCTGTGCTGCGCCAGTCGGTCAGGACCGGGTTGTCGAGGTACTGGCCCTGCGGTGGACCGCTCGTGCCCATGTAGGCGTGGCCGGTCTCTGGCTCGCGCACGGGAGGCGGTACCACGCTGGGGTGGGGCTGCAAGGCGGATGGCATCTACCCCAAGTCTAGGGCTTGGCTTGCCCGTAGCTTGGCGACACGAACTTGCGCCCGTACAGGGCCGCGACCTGCTCCCTGGTCAGAATCTTCACCGGCGGGGTGTTGACCTTGGGGCGCTCGGGCATCTTGGCCACCAGCTCGGCCAGGCCGTCGCAGTCTCCGCTTTGGATCTTGAAGCCTCGGTTTTGCGGGGGCCACTGGACGTCTTCCAGGCCCAGCCCACGCTTGAGGGCAGCTCGTGCCCGGCGAAGCCATTCCTCGGTAGTGGACTCACATAATCCCGTGATCTGCGCCACCTCGACGCTGGAATGGCGCCGGCGGCTCGCCACCGCCAGGCTGCACGTCTCCACGGTCCATGGGTCGACGTCAGCCCTGGTCTCGCCCATGAGCTCGTCTGACAACAGCGAATGGCGGCAGCTGGCGAAAGCGCACGGGAAGGCCTCGCCAAGGCCCAGCGACTGGCAGTAAGCGAACGTTCGCGGCCGGCGCTCCGGGTATGACCATAGCCAGAGCTGCTTGCCGTCGCGCCAGTCGAGGCGCGGGCGGGGTAGCTCGGGGATGGCCGCGGGTTCCGGTTCGACTCTCGCGCCGTGAGGGCTGGCCAGGTAGCGCGGCCTGCTCTCGCAGCGGCCACGCTTGAAGTAGACGTCCTCGGCGAACACTCGGAACGGTGCCATGCCAGGAAGCGCAAGTTGCACACGTCGGGCCGGGGGCGGCTCAACGTGCGGCTCAAGCAGCGCGGAGCATGTGCTCACGCACTACGAATGTCCCAAAACGCCACGAATGTCAAGAAGTTGTGAGGAGCGTGCCCTAGTGAGTTCGAGAGGTCAAGAAGTTTTTTATTGACCGTGATCGGACAAGCCCCCGCCTCGTCCCGGCAGGCGGGGGTTCCGGAAGCACTACTCCGGTCTGGTCTGGTTCTCCACGTACTGGCGAAGGATCTCGATAGGCGCACCGCCAGCCGAGATGAGGCAATAACTTGGAGACCAAAGCACAGCTTTTCCACGGTAGGCGGCACGCAGCTCAAGGAACTCCTTGCGCAAGAGGCGCGAGGATACCGTCTTGAGTACGTTGATGAGGTCGGACGGACGAACTCGCGGAGGCATGTCGATTAGTGCGTGGATGTGGTCCGCCTCGCCCGAGCATTCGAGCAAGGCACCACCCGAGGATGCGCAACGGGTGGCGAGGATGTCTTTGCATCGGTCGAGCATGCGGGCATCAAAGACGCGTCGGCGGTACTTGGAGACCAACACCAAGTGGTAGACGAGACGAAAGACAGCGTTGAAATTGCGATGAATCGCTTGCTTTGCCATACCGAACCGATTACCATATCGGGATGGTTCGCGTCTACCGTTATCGCCTGTACCCGAGTCGGGCGCAGCATCTTGCGATGCTCGGGACACTCTGGCTCTTGCGCGAGCTGTACAACGCCGCCCTTCAACATCGGAGCGACGTGTACCGACGCACGGGTGAAACAGTTTCGGCGTACACGCAGATGCGAGAGCTTGCCGGGGTTCGTGAAGTTCGGCCCGAGTACGGGAAGATCCACACACATCTTTTGCAGGACGCGATCACCCGACTCGATCGAGCTTTCGGCGCGTTCTTCCGCCGGTGCAAGGCTGGCGAGAAGCCCGGCTACCCACGATTCAAGGGACGCGACCGATACCGGACTTTCACGTTCAAGGATGCGAGCCACAACAACGGCGTTCGTCTCGTGTCCGGCAGCAAGCGGGTCAAGCTCTCGGGCATCGGCAACGTCAAGCTCAAGCTGCACCGTCCGGTCGAGGGGCGAATCAAGCAAGCGTCGGTCACGCTTTCGGGCGATGGCCACTGGTACGTCGCCTTTGCCTGCGACTGCATCCAGCCCCAGCCTCTGCCTGCGACTGGCGCTAACATTGGGGTGGATGTTGGCATCACGACATTCGCAGCGCTCAGCAACGGCGAGATGGTCGCCAACCCGAGGCCCTACGAAACCGTTCAGCAAGCGCTCGGCAAAGCGCAGCGGGTGGTGTCTCGACGCAAGCGCGGGTCGCATCGGCGTCGCAAGGCCGTGCGAAGGCTCGCCAAGCGGCACGATAAGATCGCTTGTGTGCGTCGGGACTTC